ATGAAAATTAGTAAAGGTACTATGGATGTATTGAAAAATTATTCTGAAATTAATCAGTCTATCGTTATTAAAGAAGGGAATGAAATCAAAACTATTTCTGCATTGAAGAATATTCTTTCAAGGGCAGTAGTTAAAGAAAACTTTCCAAAGGATTTTGCAATCTATGATTTGCCTACATTCATTGGTTTTCATTCTACTATGTCGGAGCCTGACTTTGAGTTTAATGATGTGTCAATGACTATGAAAGATGGTGATGGTAAAGGTAAATATTTTTACGCAGAACCGTCTTTAGTTGTAACACCGCCAGAGAAACCTATTGAGATGCCTGAGAGTGATATTAAGTTTGAGTTGAAGAATGATGTGCTTGAAGATATTATGAAGAAAGCAAATGTTCTTAAACTTGCAGATATTGGATTGAAGAGTTGTCCTAAATCTCAAGGACTCTATTTGTACGCAACCAATAAGAATAATGATACTTCAAATGATTATTCTGTAAAGGTTGGTGATGGTGCTACAAAGAAATTCAATATTGTATTTAAGAAAGATAACTTGAAGATTATTCCAAGTGATTATGATGTTACTATAGCAAACGGGATTTCTCATTTTAAAAATAAAGATACAAATGTTGAACTTGAATACTGGATTTCATTGGAAGCTAACTCTGATTACGGAGAATAATAATTGTGATGAAAGATAATATATTATGGGTTGAGAAGTATCGGCCAGATATGATTGATGATTGTATTTTACCTGTATCAACAAAAAATATTTTCCAGTCGATTGTTGAATCGGGGGAGTTGCCGAATCTCCTATTATTCGGCACATCGGGCGTCGGAAAGACTACGGTTGCTAAAGCACTATGCAACCAGCTCAATAAACGGGAGTGATGAAGGGCGTATGATAGATACGCTGAGAACTACTATAAGTAGTTATGCTTCAACCGTTAGTCTTTCCGGCGGCAAGAAGGTTATTATTATAGATGAAGCAGATTATATGAATAAGGATTCCGTCCAACCTGCAATGCGTGGTTTGATAGAAGAGTTTTCAAATAATTGTCGTTTCATTTTTACTTGTAACTATAAGAATAGAATTATCCCAGCATTACATTCACGATGCTCTGTTGTGGATTTTCAGATACCAAAAGAAGAAAAGCCAGAACTTGCCCAGAAGTTCTCAGCTGCAGTACTAAGTATATTAGATGGTGAGGGAATAAAATATAAACCAGATGTAGTTGCACAGCTGGTTGTAAAGTTTTTTCCTGATTTTCGTAGGGTGTTGAATGAGTTACAGAAACATTCTATAGGTGGGATGATTGACCCTGATGTTTTGAAATCTTCATCAAATGAAAATTTTGATGAGCTGATGGATTTCTTAAAGAAAAAAGATTTTACTAAGATGCGTAAGTGGGTTGCACAAAATATTGATAATGACCATGTGAGGTTATATCGTCAAGTTTATGACTCTTCATTTACAAAACTGAATAAAGGAAGTATACCACAAGCTGTATTGACCATAGCTGATTATTCTTATAAGTCTGCATTTGTTGCTGACCAAGAAATCAATATGGTTGCGTGTTTAACTGAACTAATGATGAACTGTGAGTTTGTGTAATGGCAAGTAATGAAAGTAAAAAGAGAGGAAAGTCTGGACAGAGTGGAATTAAAAATGTTGATCCAGTACAGGATAAAGTATTATTTATTGATGCTTTTGAAGAAGATGGAAAGAATGTTAGGTTGGGTAAATACAGAATTTCCCATGAAATTGTTAATAAATTATCAACTATAGGATTAGAATTAAAAATTTCAAGGTCTGCATTGATTAGAGCGATACTTGTAGATTTTATAAAGTTTTATGATGAATCGAAAGCTATAGGTGGAAAAAGATTCTTTGAGGCATCAAAGACTATTAATCAATGGGTTCAAGAAAGACATGATTTTGAATTATTATTGCAATCTATTATTTCAAAGGATCATTTAATGGATTTAGAATCACAATCACCCGAATGTAAAATGTTATCACAGCAGCTTGTTGTGTTAGCAAAAATGTTAAACCTTACAAATAAGAATGTTTTATGAATATACATAAATATTATTATGATGAATACTACAAAGATGTATCAGATTTTGTAGACACACATAAACTTGTAAAGAACCCTCATATTGTAGGGGTTTATAGTGATGGTCTACCTATAGCTGTTCATTTGAGTAATGCAATGAAGTGTCCATTGAGTATTGTTAAAGTGGAAGATGATAAAGCTAGATGGTTATTAAACTATACAAGGGATAGAGATATAAGACCAGAAGGTTGTCCTTTGTTTCCACATTTGATTGTAGTTGATACGGTGTACGCTTCTGGTAATCAGTTTGAGGCAATTAGACAGTTGCCAGAGTTTATTCATAATCCTGATTATACTTTCTTTTCTTTTTTTGGTTGTAAAAATGAATTGGATGTATTTTACAAATACGAGCAGGTATATAAAAGTATTTTGTTTCCATGGCATGATACTGCTAGATATTCTGATCTTAAAATTAGATAGTGAATATTTTTGTGAGACACCTCTTGAGAGTTATAAATAAATTATGTAAAGGGGGTAAATCAATGGAAGAACAAAACAAACCAGATAAACCAAAACGTCCTAGTGAATGGGCTAAAGAAGAAAATGAAGAAAAGCCTTTAGAAGAGACTAAGTTTGATAAGAACGGAAATCTTTTTATTAAATTGACTGTGGATGACAGTGCTTTGGTAGTTCGTGCTGATGGTTCTATAGAGTTAATTAGCCATGATTTGGAAAATGCTGACAATGGGTATGTTGGTGATGTAGAAGATTTAAATAAAACCTTTTCTTTGGTATTAGCTTTAGCGTCTGCTTTGGAAGATGAAGATTTATACAATCGTATATTTCATAATCTAAATATGACATTGATGAAGAAGTGGGACACAATGCCTGACGATATTAAAAAGGAAATTGTTGAAAAAAGAAATAAGACAGATGCCTCAAGAAGTGAAGAGGAGGATAGAGAAAAACATAAACGTATTGAAGATTTTCGTAAAAGAATGAATAAGTATAAAGATACGTTTTTAGATAATACAGAGGAAGAAAAAAAAAGATTGAGAAAAGATATACAAGATGAAGAAGATTTTCATAAAAAGTATGGTAGGGATTTCGGTGCAGAACATGAGTATCCATCACATTTAGAGCCAGAGGATATGGATGAGTTTCTGGGTGGAAAGATGGAATCAAGACCGAGAAAGAAAATTAAAAAGAAGAGTTCTTCTTTACCATCAAAAGGAACTAATTGGAATCCTTATGATAAAACATTAAAAGCACATTGGAAACCATGGCGTGCTGATGAGTCACCGCCGGAGGAAGATTAAATGAATCCATTTGAGTATGCACACGATTTGATTACAAAAGAAAAGTATGACTCTGATATTCCTGAGAGAAAAGATTACAAGCAGTTTCTTCTTAACAGAACCTTGTCATATCACAATGATCTGATTCACTATATTAACGAACTTAATCGTTACCCTGATATAAGTGATAAAGGTCATTATGATTTTATTAACACAGCTGTTCCAAAAAAAAAGAGACAGAAGAAATATTGGGTTAAGGGTAAGAAGTACGAAAATATGGAAATTGTAAAAGAGTATTATAAGTATAGCACCAGTAAATGTATTACTGCTTTGTCAGTTTTGTCTGACAAAGATATTAAAAACATTAAAGATAAACTCTATAAAGGTGGTACTTCCTAATATTATAAATACCTATATTATGTATTATATCTATTATTTTAGCTGAATTGAAAGGATTAAGACAATGAATGAGAATGTTAAATGGTCTATTGAAGATATGATAGAAGTTCGTCTGAAAGAAGATGACGATTTTCTAAAAGTAAAAGAAACCCTCACACGAATTGGTATAGCTTCACGCAGAGAAAAGAAGTTATTCCAATCTTGCCATATACTCCACAAGCAGGGAAAATATTATATTGTTCATTTCAAAGAGCTCTTTGCTCTTGATGGAAAACCTACTAATATTTCCGAGAATGATTTAGAACGCAGAAATACAGTTGTAAATCTTTTACATGAATGGGATTTAGTTGAAATTGTTACTCCCGAAAAAGCACAACCAACTACGAGTATTCGACAAATGAAAATCTTACCATTTAGTGAAAAGTCTGAATGGGATTTACAAGCTAAATATACTATTGGTAATGTTTCTATTAAAACCTCTAAAGAACCAAAAGATAAAAGTTTTGAGATAGATGATGATTTTGCTCTATGATTAAAAAATTTGTTATATGTATTATTTTTATTATGATTACTGGATGTACTACTGTAGCTGAAGTATCATTGAATGCTCTTGGTGGTGCATTAGGTAATATGTTAGATAGACGAATGGAAGATAAATTAGGTAATGATGCTGGTTTATCTGATGAAAAGTTAGAACCAATATTGAAAAAGGAGAAAGATAATGAATGTGAAGATTGTAAAGATGGTAAGCGGTGAAGAGCTTATTGGTGATTATGATGAAAAAACAAATGTAATAAAAAATCCAGTTGTAATGATTCCCGTGAGCAAAGAGCAAATAGCTTTCCAGCCATGGCTACCATATGCTGAAGATAAAGAATATAAGCTAAAAGAAAGCACAATTAATATCGTAGCCACACCAAGCACTACTATTACAAATGAATATAATCGTGTATATGGCTCTGGTATTGTTGTGCCTAATGATACAGGAGGTTTAATTTCTTAACTTCTTCCTTGTATTATAAACCCCCTTTTGATATAATATATATACCATGAAATTTTATACTTATGCTAGTCAAGTCTTTAATAAGATTTATATCCGTGAAATAGATAATAAGGGTGAGGAATATTCTGAAACTGTAAATTTCAAACCAACCTTATATGTCCCAGCACCAAAAGAAAAAGAAACATTTAAAAGTTTAGATAATAAACCTTTAGCTGATATTCAGTTTGGTTCAATTAAAGAATGCAGAGATTTTATTGATAAATATGATAACGTAAGCAACTTTCGTATTTATGGAAATAAAAATTATGTATTCCAATATCTATCTGAAAAATATTCTGGTGAGGTTCAATGGGACAAAACTAAAATATTAATTTACACTATTGATATTGAAGTTGCTTCGGATGATGGATTTCCAGATATCCGTTTAGCTAATTCACCTATAACATCACTAACCATTCATAATAGCATCAATGATATTTATTATGTTTTTGGCACAGGTGAATATACTCCAAACGATCCCGAAAAAACAATAAAATATTTTCGTTGTGACAATGAAGAAGAAATGATGGAACTCTTCTTAGGTTGGTGGAAAGATAATCCGCCACATATTGTTACTGGCTGGAATTGTAAGTTTTTTGATATTCCCTATATCGTCAATAGGATGAAATATCTTGAACTGGAATATAAACTACTCTCTCCAATAAAAAGAGTTGTTGATAGAAATGTAGTTATCGCCGGTAGAGATAATATGTATTATACTATTGTCGGTGTTTCTACATTGGATTATATTGACCTATATAAAAAATATACTTACAAAATTCGTGAATCTTATCGCTTAGATTATATTGGTCAAGTTGAGCTTGGTATGGGTAAAGTAAAAGACGAAGAAATGCAAGGTTATGACTTATATAGGACAGATTACCAGAAATTTATAGAATATAACATAAAAGACGTTGAGATTGTAAAGAAACTTGATGATAAGATGAAGTTATTAGACTTAATCATAACTATAGCTTATGAATCTAAGATTAACTTTGAGGATGTATTTTCACCAGTAAAAACTTGGGAAACTATTATTTTTAATTTTCTGAAAGACCAGAAAATTGCTGTTCCACAAAATCGCCATAGAGGTGATTCAACGGGTATTGAGGGTGGATATGTAAAAGACCCGCACATTGGATTGCATAAGTGGGTTGTATCATTTGACTTGAATTCTCTTTATCCACATTTGATTCAGCAATACAATATTAGTCCAGAAACAATATCGCACGATGAGGTTTTGAAGATTAAATATAGTGATGGAGTTGATGGTTTATTAAAGAAAAAGTTTAATACTGATTATCTGAAAGAAGCCCGGATGACCTTGACCCCGAATGGTCAGCACTTTACAACTAAGTTTCAAGGATTTCTGCCTAAGCTTATGAAGTCTATGTATGATGATAGGGTGACATATAAAAAGAAGATGCTTTCAGAGGAGCAGAGATTAGAGGACGGAAATTATAAAAATAAACAGGAAGTTGTAAATAAT